GATGGCATAGGATGGCTAAAAGGAATTGATTATAAGCCAGATGGCTATGATGTTTATCAAGGAGATGATACTATTGTAAATCATGTAAATAATTGTTTACAAAAACTTACATACGTTCAAGAAATATATGGCACAAGTGTAGGTATTTTAGCTACTGCCTTTAATTGGCATGAAGATAGTTGGACTTATTCAACATCTATTGATCCGCTTCTTAGAATGCGTGTAAATCATAAAGTATTTTATACTGTTGACACAAAAGACAATATAACGTACATGAAATGTTACGATGTTTTAAAAAGAATTATGAGTCCATTGGGGATGAGATTTTTCTTTTCAGACAGAAAGTTTTACATGATACAGCCTAATATGTATCTTGATAGTCCAGTATTATTATTTATTTATTATTTATCAAGTACATTACAACAAGCTACAAGTTTTTTACCTACTTTATTAAATGACAATTATAGCGGCTCAAATAAACTATTAAGATTTAGTGGTGGCAGATGGGGATATTATGGACATATAAAAGATTTAGATGTTGAATACGAACATATAGCATCTGTTAATTTATTGTCTGGTAAAATATTTAATAATTTAAACACAGAGTTTTTTACAGCTAATGACCTTGATTATAATAATAATGAGGCAACAATTACTTACACCTCTATAATGAAATATAGAGATAGTCAAGTAGGAAGTAGTACAATCGCTCCGCACATTGTTGAAGGTAGCTTTGTTATTGAGTTAAGACCTATTGTAGTGCCATTGATTGATTTCTTAACTGCCAACCGTTCACCAGAAGTCAATACATGGACACTTGGTTCTGGATGGACTTTCTCGGATGGTGGAGGTGCTGCACTTGGTCATGCAAAAGCAACAAATGCAACAGGAGATTTAGTATATACTAATTTTACTCCTACCAATGGAGCAACCTATTATGTGAGCTTTGGCATTGAAGTTACAAGTGGTACATTAGTTTTAAAAATGGGTGGTGACACTTATAGCATTACTGCAACAGGAGAATACTACGAAAGAATAGTATGTGTATCAACGCAACAATTAACCTTTGATCCAAGTGGAACATTTAACGGAATAATTAATTACGTTAAAATAAATCATGTAAAATATTGGTTAAAAAGAGATGTTACTTACAATGGCTTTCAGCACACCTTTACTGCTCAAACATGGGAAACTACTTTTAACTATTACAAATTTGTAATACCTGGAGGTTCTTCAATTTTGCCTGCTGCTGGTGGTACTGTAAGTAATATAATAGTTAATTGGACATCTCCAACAATGCCAGAAAGTGGAGATGTTGGAGTAAGATTTTTAATTAGTCAAGTTAGAACTGAAACAGGAACTGATTTAATAGAATCCTATTTAAAATTCTATGAACTTGGCAATTTGTTTATGGAGCATTTAGCAGCTGGAAATTTAGATGGACAAAATGATGTTAAAGTATTTGGTTCTTTTAATAATGATACATCAAGTATTTCAGTAAAGAAACGTGTATTTTTTGGAGATGGGCCTTCGCTTGGTTCACCTGGTGCAATACGTGTAAAAAACACTGCAAATACATGGCAAGTTACTGATGGTGATGGTTGGAGAGTAGGTAATACAGGAGATGGAAAAAACATTAATCAATTATTAGTTAATGAAATTATAAAAGGTCAGTTGTTTCCGGTTAGAAAAATGGTCGGAATGAATTTCCAAATACTTGATAGAGATAATCCTTGGTTTCCACACCTTGCAATTATAAATAATAGCGTTACCTATATAATGGAAAACGCTACATTAGATTTAAAGACAGATATAGTTAATGGTACATTTGTAGAAATAACAGATCAAAGCTAATGGGATATACTGAAAAAACAGTTTTATTAAGAGGTTTGGATTTTGATTCTGGTAGAACATCAAATCGAAGTGCTGGAGGTGTAGCAGGAACAGGTTCTATAAATCCTACAAATAGCGAACCAACTACACAAAATAATAGTGTAACAAAAGTATTTACAGAAGAATTTCTTAATTCTTATACTGCAATATTTACAGTTACAAAAAATGGAGGAGTATTACCATCAATAGAACAACAAATTTTATTGTTTCAAAATGGACAATTACTTATTGATACTCAATACAGTATATCTGGTTCAAGTGTTACAATAGATTCAAGTACACATTATGATGGTGCTAATTACGTTATATTTTTTATTATAATATAAATATGGAACAAATACAGGCACCAAAAAAAGAAAGGAAGTTTTTAAAAGCCGTTGGAAACATTGCCAAGGTTTTAGCCAATGAATTAATAATGGGCATTGGGCGCAAGTTTATCGGCAAAGCTATTAACAAAGTAGGCAACAAACGGCAAGGACTTGTAATTGCTTTTCTTTTGGTAGCAGGAATATCTTATGCCTCCATAGATTCCATTCCCTATCCAATCACAGGCAACAAGCAAAGACTTGGTTATAATACTACTGGAAACGGATTGGTCTGGAGAGGTTTAGCAACAGACACTATAACTAAGCCTACAAGTTATGCAGATAAGAATGTAAAAGCCTATTTAGTATTAGATAGTGTAACTGGAAGTATATATGTTTGGAAACAAGGCGCATGGGCATCTTTAGTAGGTGGCGGCTCATTTACGCAGCCTGTTGACTCTTTATTTTTTGATACAAGTGTTTCACCTAACAATGTTGACACTGCAAAAATGCGATGGGATTATGAGTTAGGTACGGTTGTGCTGGGAATGTATGATGCTGTGCCCAATGAAATAGGATTTAAAAACTTTTGGCTTGTTAAAAATCAGACAGGATCAACCATTACAAAAGGAAGTCTTGTTTATGCTAATGGCACGGTTGGAGCAAGTGGAAGAATAACAGTTGCAAAGTTTATAGCCAATGGCACAATAGATGCAAAATTGCTATTAGGAATAACCGCACACGATTTAACTAATGGAGAAGATGGCTATGTTATTTCCTTTGGCAAGATAAGGCAAGTTAACACTGATACCTTTGCGGCTGGTGCTATTCTTTATCCTTCGCCAACTACTGCTGGTGTTTGGACAGATGTTGAGCCAGTTGCACCAAACATTGATATGCCTATTGGCTTTTGTATAAATTCATCTTCAAACAATGGTACAATTTCAATTCGTGTGGCATCGGGTTATAGTTTAAACGAATTGCACAACGTGGCAATTACCTCACCAGTTGAAAAATCAAGTTTATATTATTTTGGTGGATTATGGAGAGATACAACAGCCGCACTTTTAGTAAGCGATACGGCTGCTATGTTAGCAAACTACGCAACCAAAGCATACGCGGATACAAGTGGCAGATTTTATGCAAGACAAGATTTTAGAAATGTATCATCAAGCACTTTAACCTGGACACAAACAGATACTTTAGTAGTAAACGATACAACATCTTTGCAAGTATATAGGAATGGTCAAATACTTTTACCAAGCCAATATACAGTACCTACTAATGCCTCCGTGGTAATTGGTGCGACTGCTTATAAGTTAGGTGAAAATTATACTGTGATTTTACCTCGTGGCGGTGGTGGTGGTGGAAGTGGCAGCGGATCACTTACCTCAATATCTGGAGGCACAGGAATACTTGTATCACCAAATCCAATCACAACCACAGGCACAGTCTCCGCAGACTTATCTGTTTTAATGGAGTTAACAGATACTACTTTATTAAATCTTACTACAAGGTTTGCGACTAAACAAAACAATATTACATTAACTACTACAGGAAGCAGCGGAGCTTCTACATTAAGTGGTGATACTTTAAACATTCCACAGTACACTGGAGGCAGCGGCACAGTTACCAGTGTAGGTAGTGGTTACGGATTACTTGGTGGGCCTATAACAACAACTGGCACACTACGCGTTGACACATCTACAGTCTATGACTTTGTAAGAGATAGCATTGTAGCAGTAGAGATAGGAGGAGATACAATTAAAATAATTAAACAGGAATACGAAAATGTTACAAGTGACACTTTAGTATTTACTATCCTCCCTAAATTTCCTATTCAGCTAAGGCAGTTTATATTGCTCTTCCGCAATGGGCAGTTATTACTTAATGACCAGTTTTCCGTTATTGACACAAACAAAGTTAAGGTAGCAGCCACATCTTTTAAAGTTGGGGAAAATTATACCTTAGTCACAGTTAGCGGCATCGGCTCTGTTTCCTCTGGGCAAGGTAATCCAATCTATCCAGAGGCAGGCATAGCCCTATCAACAGGCACAACATGGACAACATCAATTACAAACAATTCAAGTAATTGGAATACGGCTTTTACGGATAGACTAAAATGGGATGGAGGTAGTACGGGTTTAGTAGCATCCACAGGACGAACAAGTTTAGGAGGCACAACGGTAGGGCAATCAATGTTTACCTTAACAAATCCTTCTGCCATTACCTTTCCACAGTTTAACGCGGATAACAGTGTTTCGGCATTATCTGCTGCTAATTTTCGTACTGCCATTGGCGCAGGAACTGTAACAACTGTTACGGCAGCCGCAGGTACTCCGATAAGCATAACCAATAATACAACAATTCCAGAACTATCAATGAATGCTGCATCGGCAAGTGTGCCAGGTTATTTGACATCTGCGGATTGGACTACATTTAATAATAAGCAAAATGCTTTATCTAATGCAAGTACATCTGTAAGCGGTATTTTAACCTCAACAGATTGGAACACCTTTAACGGTAAACAAAATACTATATCACTTACTACAACAGGAACAAGCGGTGCTGCTACTTTAGTAGGTAGTACTCTAAACATTCCTCAATACAGCGGAGGCGGTGGAGGCTCTGGCACAGTAACAAGTGTAGGTTTAACTGCACCTTCTATATTTAACGTAGGTGGTTCACCTGTTACAACTTCTGGCACTTTGGCATTGACATATAGCGGTAACGCTTTACCTATTGCAAATGGAGGTACAGGCGCAACAACTCAAGCAAATGCAAGAATAACATTAGGAGGTACAACAAGTGGTATATCACTTTTTACATTAACAAATAGTGTTTCTGATAAATTTATAAAAGTTAATTCTAACAATACTATTACTTTATTAAATGCAGACGATACAAGAACTGCTATTGGTGCAGGAACGGGCAATGTTTCAAGTGTAGCAATGACTGTACCTACCTTTCTATCTGTATCTGGCAGCCCTGTAACATCAAGCGGTACATTGGCTGTATCATTAAGCGGTGTTCCTTTGCCTGTGTTAAACGGTGGTACTGGAGGAGCAAATGCGGCAGACGCAAGGAATGAATTAGGTGCAGCTTGTAAATCGTGTAATGAGACATTAACAGGAAATAAAACATTTAGTGGTACGGTTACTTTATCATCTGTATCTGGCACTGCTACAAGTGTTATTGGTAGGAGTAGCACAGGGCAGGTGGTTGGAGTTACAGTAGGTAGTGGTTTAGATTTAACAAGTGGTACATTAACTGCAACAAATAATGCTAATAGAAATTTATTTGCATCAAAAAATGGAACTACTGTTGAATTTGTTGAAGATTTAACAACATATAGTAATATATATTTAAAACTTAACAATAATTCTACAATAACAGTTACTTTGCCAACAGCAAGTTTAAATACAAATAAATCAATTACTATTAAAAACATTGGCACTGGCGCAGTAAATTCTAATGCTTCAAATGTTGAGCCTTTAAATAGTTCATCTTTATCATCTGTATTATTAGTATCTGGTGGAGGTAAATTTACTACAGTTGTAAGTGATGGTACTAATTGGATTAAAATGACTGGAAACTAAAAAAAAACATAAACATGAAACAATTCCTTTCCCTTTCCCTCTTCCTTTTTCCTTGCCTTGCATGGGCACAGTATCCGAGCAATGGCAATCAAAAGATTACGCTCGGAGAACAGACGACTGCAAATGGGCTTATATATCGGGGCGTGGCTGCTGACACGACATTGACGGCAAAGAGCGACACGGCTGCATACTTTGTTCTTGATACGGTAAATATAAATCTTTACACTTACAAGGCATCAGCAACGGGGCGAAAGTGGCGGCAACTTGGAGCAGACACGGCTTCTATTGCCTATGTAAACACCTATGGAGACCAAACGGTAAATGGGGCAAAGACTTTTACAAGCGCAGTCACGGCAACAAGGTTTAATCCAACGGCAAATACTGTAACAGGTACGGGAATGTATTTACCAGCTGCCAATACATTAGCATTATCAACAGATGGTACTAAAAGATTAGAAATATCGTCAACAGGTTTAACAACTTTTAGTATTAATTCTGGCGTTTATACCGCATTAAATGCAACATCTCCAAATACTTCTGTTTATTATCGACTTACACCTACTGGAGGAGATGCTTATTTATTTGGTGCAGGAGTTCAACAAACTGATGATTTTGGTATTTATAATTTAACAAGAGATAAACAATTTTTAACAATTTTAGGAGGTGCTTCAGGTGGCTTTGTAGGAATTGACTTAGTCACTCCTGAAGAAAAACTTGATGTTAATGGTAATGCAAGGTTTAGGTCAGTTGGCGCTGGTGCATTTTCAAATAATTTAAATATAACATCTAATGGCACTTTAACAACTGCTACGTCAGATGAAAAATTTAAATATAATATTAATCCTATAAAATATGGTTTATCAACTATTTTACAATTAAATCCTGTAAATTTTCAATGGATAAAAGGCGAAGAAAACGACTTAGGTTTTATAGCTCAAGACGTTGCAGAAATTATTCCAGAAGCAGTTGACACAAATTGGAATAGCGATTTATTAATGAGATATGAATCTATTATTCCTATCCTCACCAAAGCCATACAAGAACAACAAGCCCTTATCAAAGCCCTTGAACAAAGAATTATTAACCTCGAAAATAAATAAAATGAGATACCTATTTTTATTCCTTCCCTTGTTTTCCTTTGCGCAAGACGTTGTCAAAGACACGGTGTACATCCAAAAGCAAGGCAACATTTATTACATTATTCAGCAAACAACTTTGTCTGATAGCACTGTCACAGGCTCAAAGCAAATATTGGGCGATAGTGCAACTGCCATTCAAAGCCTTGTTACTGATGCGGAAAGGCAAAGCAACACGTTAGCCATTCACGCAAAGCCTATTATCACAAAGGGCAAAGCGGTGCAAAGGATTAATTACTACAATGATTTGCACGTTCAAATAAGCGGTAAGCCTGTGTATTTTACAACGGCTCAAAGGGATACGGCAAAGTTTTTGGGCGATTGGAAGTTAAATTTTAACGGTGAAATCATTGATGGTAAGATTGAGTTAAATGTAAACAAGCGTTTAATATTCAACCCAGACAATGGCAAAGTGTACACCATTTCAACAAACTTACTTTTATCTACATTTACCAATCAAGTTTCCTTTGCCTTTAACGGTGTTAAATACGACTTGTACAAATATGCTGATGGCAAATTTGCAACGGTAGATGGTGATGTTAGGTTAATAAAACTTGAATAATGAAAGCAACTTTAATCAACCTTTTGCACCTTGGATGGGAAAAGATAACGTACGCCATTTGTTGCGGATGGATATTTTCCTTCTTCATTCCTATTAAGGGATTTTTGACATTTAGTGTATTTGTGGTTTTTGCTGACATGGCTACAGGAATCATTGCAGCAAAGAAGGAAGGGCAAAAGATAAATAGCCGTGGGCTTTATCGTACCATAGAAAAAATAGTAGTGTATTTTTGTGCTATCCTTATTTTCGAAGGTGCAAGAAATACTTTTAGCCTTCCGTTTAACATTACATACATGGCAGCGTTTTTAATTGCAACCGTGGAATTGTATTCTATTTCAGAAAATATAAAACGTATAACAGGTGTAAATCTTGGCGTTTTAATCACACGTTTTTTTAATCGTTAAAATAAATAATATGCAGACTAATTTAAAAGAAGCATTAAAAAGTGCAGACGGAATAAAATCACCGATGGGTGACATCGCTTGTTACTCAATGAACTTTGCTGAGTTAGCCTCTGAGATAAACGTTCATCTTGAAGGCAATAAGGTAAAATTTACTTGGCGCGAATATATCCAATTGGCTCAAATCATTTGGGACAAGATTAAGGAAACAAGCCGCGAATGTGCTGGGAAGGAGATTTCGGTTACTTTACCACCAAAATTTTCTATTATTTCCGCAGCTTTTTCGCTCATCGGATTTAAATTATAGGCGCAGAGAAGTCGCTACCTTAGTGCCAAGGGGAGTTGATTAATTTCTTCTCCCCTTAAAAATATAAAATATGAAAGCAAATGAATTTTTAATATGCCTTGATGCCGGGCATGGTGGCATGAGAAACGGAACAGGCCCAGAGAAATATGTTACCTATCCTTCAAAGTGCTACCAACATCGCACAGGCAAGTTTCATTCCTATGGATGGTTTTTTGAGGGAGTGTTTAATCGCTCATTAGCTAACTATTTAGAGCAGTACCTCCTTGATTATGGCTTTTCAGTTAAAAAGATATACGAGCCTATCAATGACACAACATTGAATAAACGCTGCCAACTTGCCAACTCCTACGCATCTGTAGCTAAACACTCTGTACTTGTTTCTATTCATGGCAATGCTGCCGCAGCAACAACTGCCAGAGGATGGGAGATATTTACATCACCTGGACAAACAAAAGCGGATCTCCTTGCAACTTGCATCGGGGAGCAGGTAAAGAGTAGTACACCAGGATGGGTGCATAGAGCTGATTATTTAGATGGTGATTTAGATAGGGAGGCAAGATTTACTATGCTTACCGGTGTATCAATGCCTGCGGTGTTGTCGGAGAATGGATTCTTTACCAATTATTCTGATGCTGGTTTAATGATTGATTTGTCTTGGCAGCAGAGTATTGCTAAAGCGCACGCAAAGGGCATCTTAGACTACGCTGTGCAGCAAGGTGTAGTGTGGGAATAAAAAAGGCGCAAGTATCTCTCTTGCGCCTCTTAAACACCTTAAACATCAACAAACACTAATTAACAACTATATCCTGCAATAACTTATTTAATAATCTAACGGCTGATTCTTTTACATCTTCTTTCTCGTTGTTTATTTTAACTACTTGCCATAACAAAGATACCATTCTTTCTGGATTCATATACTCGTAAAATTGTTTGTTTCTTTCATCTTTTGAATTGTAAAAAGATACAAGTGTTGATGCGGAGCTTACAACATTATTTGTTTTAATGCCTTTTGGATACTTTGCTATCATAGCCTCACAAAGTGCTATTTGCTTTTTATCCAGTCCATACGTTTTAGCAGCCATGTATTCCAATTTTTAAAAGTGTAAGTTTAGTTTTCTCCTGTTTCATACGTTGTTCAATAATGCCCATGAACCATTTATCTTGTTTTCTCCGATCCTTCATTGATTCGGCTATGTATATTTGTTCAAGATTGTTAAGACGTTTTCTGATA